CGACTATGTAATGATCAGCTGTGCCAGTATCGGCAGCGGCATAAGTCACGGTTCCATGCTTGAGGTTGTCCTTGGAAGGAAGCAGATCGAATCCAGCCTGGACAAGATCAAACTCAGCACGGATCTGCGAAGAAGACCCGCGGCTGAGACTGACCGGAATACCGTCGCTATGGTTGTAGAAAGTATTCGACATTAAGCATTACCTTTCAGTACGGCGGATTGAAGATAGGAACGTGATACCTTGAAACGTGTGCGACTGATCCTGCGCACGGTTGCTGTAGAAGATGAACGAGATATTTTTTTCAGTGCCGTCAATCGACACGCTGGGATTGAGAACAGACTGCACATCCCAATTGAATTGATCCCATGTGATTTTGTCCCAGTAACCACCGCCGCCGATTAACGATTGATTAGGCTGTACTGCAGACGGTTGCACATCGGGATTGCCATAGCCAATGTCATACGAGATATTCACCTGGCAGTAAGAAGTAACAGTTACCTCGAACACGGCACGACGAATGCGCTTGCGGATTTGCGGAGAGCCGAGATTGTTGAATACGACACGGCACCATGCTTCTATCGTGTTGCCATCGAATGATGTTCCGATATTGTCCTGGTAGATGTAGCCGTCATCAGAGCCGAAGTACGTCACTTCGAAGCCAGTTGACAGCTCAGCCGTACACATGCAGCGAACAGGCTTGCCGTAATTCAGAGGCAACAGGCCATTGACCTTCTGACCTGTCAGGCCGACGACAAGACCGGTTCCGTCGCTGAAGTACAGGCGATATTGGTTCTTCGTCTTCAGCGTGGTCGCGCAGGTTTCTAGTCCCTTCTTCGCGGTCATGAATGGCTGGATCATGTGCGACACGGATGCGTAATCGAAATCGCCATAGTCGAGCGTGGTAGTCAGCGCCTGGATTCCGCGTGCGGTAAGGCCGTATATGTCATTGCTGACTGCCTGCATCGTGAAGGCAGAGAAACCCATATCCCACTTCGATGTAACCAGCCTGAAGCTGCTGCTCGAGGCGCCATACAAGATATGCGCACGGCCCTTCGTGAAGATCGCCAGCGACGAGTCGCCGACAGAAGAACCAGCGGCAGGCACGAAGCCGGTAACTGGATCGCCTACGCCGATTTCATTTGCGCCGAGAACCGGCGACCATGAATAGGGATTGCCGAGAGCGCTCAGCTGCACGCTGCCGAGGAACGAGTAAAACAGGTAATTCTTGTGGCCGATGACATGCGTCGGCGTGTCAACGGTCATGCCGGTGTGGATCGGGACGTAGGTCGTTCCGTCGAACTCGAAGCCGGGATTGACGCCATCGACGCCATACATCTTCTGCGTCGCAGTCGAGCCGGTGAAGTTGACATTGGCGAAGTCCATCGAGCCGCCAGGTAGGCGCGTGATCGCTGTGTCAGCAGTTGACGCCTTCACCTGGATTGCGCCGCCTTTCAGGATGTTCTCGCCGATCTGGAAGGCGCCAGTCACGGTCGCGAAGACGAGCGATCCGACAGGCGAAACGGTCCACGTACCGGTGCGCAGCAAGACAGCCTTCACGACCGCCGTGGCGCCGCTGGTTGCTCCGGTGATGGTGTCGCCCACGGCAAGCGTAGGCGACACGGTTGCCGTGGCTGTATGCGTGCCGGATTGCACACCAGATGTATTGATTGCAGCACCGCCTGCCGTCGCCGCAACCTGGAAGGTGTTCGTAGCCGCATTGATCACATAATAGGTCGTGCCAGCCGTCAGGCCGGTCGGCAGCGCGCCGGTCGTGGTGAAGACGACAGGCTGGCCGTTCTGAAGACCATGTGCATTCCAGGTGATGACTGCCGGCGATGCGACCGTCATCGTGACGGTTGCGCTTGGCGTGGTGGCCTGCGAAAACAGGATCTCGCGGCCCAGCGCGATCTGTATCCAGCCGCCAGTGCTGGATTGCCACATCTGGCCTGCCGTGCCGCCAGCATTGTCGCGGAAGGCGTAGACCACATCCTTGTAGACCCACACGCCGCGGATCTGGCCGCTGCCAGGCACAGCGCCGATCAGCGTGCGCCAGTCGTTCGCCGCAAGCAGCGTGTAGTCGGCATGATCCGAAGGCAGCGTTGCCCCGTTCTGCAGGATCGGGCCAGCTGCTGCGCCGACAGGAGTGGCGCTATCGGTCAGGTTCTCGCTGGCCGTGAAGCTGCCCGATACGCGCCCGAGCACCAAGTTCGTGCCGAAGATGCCCAGTACCTTCCCGGTTGCGCCGGATGTGGCGCCGGTAATCGTGTCGCCGACCGCGATCGTGCCGGTCTGCGTAATCGGCAAGATCCAGTATGCGGCAGACGATGGCGAGCTGTGACCGTCGAAGCGCTCGAAGCCATCGATACGGCGATAGCCGCCGCTGATCTCCGGTTCGTAGTTCTGCGAGTCGGAAACGCGACCAGGCTTGACGGAGATGGCCGGCGTCAGCAAATCCAATCCGCCAACAAGCGGGTAGTAGTGCTGATCGACCTTGGAAAACTTGATCATGCGAGCGGCGCCCCAAAGCTGAGTTGAGGCAGCTGATCGACTTCCAGGCGGAACATCAGCTTCTGAAATTCGATCTCGCCATGTTGGTAGACTTCCGGCGCCGCTTCATATTCGCCATAGTGCATCATGGCGCGATACACGATCGCCATGTGGTACTGCGACGGCATCGAAGGCGTGTCGGCGTTCGCTGCCATCTCGGACGGCTGCAGGTAATACTCGCCATTCACGACATACACATCATCCGGCAGCGGCCCCAGCAGGAAATTCTTTTGCTGATCGACCGTGAAGAAAACCGGGCGCTGCTGCAGCGTGCGGTTCGCGCCGAACATGTAGAGGTTGCGGAAATCGTCGTAAGGCTTGAAAGGCAGGATCATCTCGTTCGACGCGCCGAGCGACTGGCTGTAGAGCCGGAAGCTGTCGATCTTGTACGAGCCGAGCGCGGTGATACCTGCCTGCGCTGCTGTGTACGACTGCTGGCCTACGACGCTGTTGAATGAAACCGGCGTGCGCAGGAAGAACCAATCTGCATGCGTGTTCTGGATGTCCATCCATGCCGAGTTGATCCAATCGACCAGGCGCTTCATCTCGCCGGTCTGGTTCAGGACCGTGACCGGATCGGAACCCGACACGCCGCACTCGCGGCGCAGGCGTTGAACAAGCTGCAGAAAGTTCATGTTAAGCAGCCTCTGCCTTCACAGCCTGCAGCCATGCCATGCCGCGCGCCGTATCCTTCAGAACCTGGAACGGGTACGTCAGCGCGGTGTTGCCGAGCAGGGTGTTGCCTGCCTCGGGGTTCGCCATGTCGCGCGTCGGTTGCCTGTATTTCGTTTCCTTGCAGCGTGCGAGCACTTCGACATACTTGCGCTTGACCGGGAGCGGCACACCGCGGATCAGCGGCATGCTGGTGCCGTTGACGTTCAGCAGGATGTGGGGCGGATCGTTTTCGTTCGTGGAAGTGGCGATCTCGATTTCAACGATCTCGTTCATGAAGGCTTCTTCATCGAACATCTTTTTCTGCGCCTTCTTGTCGAACTCGGAGGCAACGACCGGTTCAATGGTCTGGTCGCCGATGATTTCTACCTGGTGATTCGGGTTGCTGTTGTCGGAGCCGATAACGGTTTTGGTAGCCATGTTTGCTGTCTCACATTCTGATGGTCAAAAAAAAGGCGCCCCACGTATGGGGGCGCCTGCGGTACTACTGAACTGCGATGGTTATGCCGTGAGCGGATCGCTGGGCGGCAGGTTCGACACATTGACCGGCGTATCGACAACGATGCCGGTTGCATTCCAGTTGCTCGTGCCGAACGTCCAGGTGCCGGAAGTCGTTGCGCCAGCCTTGATCACGACATAGGCGATCGGTGTCACGGTATCCGGCAGGATCGGGAACGGGCAGCGTGTCGAGTTCGCCGAAGTGTCGGTGTAGGACACGATCGGGCCTTGCGCCACGACGACAGTGCCATCGGCCTTCAGGCCCCACACGAAAACGCATGCCTGGTTGGCGACCATGCCCTTGATCGCAGCGCCAGTCACGATATCGGTGGTCGGCGTGGTGCCGCCCGATACCTGCGTCTTGGTTTTCATGATGCCGTTCACGCAGTATTGCAGCGTGGTCGAGCCGGTCGAATAGGTTGATGCAGCGCCCGACAGGCCGGTAAGGCCAGCCGATACGAAGCACTCGTTGCCGCCTGCGGCGGAATTTGTCATGTTGAACATGTTGGTGATTCCTTTCTTGATTAAGCAGTCAGGGACAGAGACGATTTCGGATCGAATGCGCCTTGCACGTTGACGAAGACGGCATTCGGCACAACGGTTGCGTCATCGAGTGCCGTAGTGCCGCCGACGAAGGGGCCGGTGCCGGTAGGGTTGACGATGGTGTAACCGATGCATGCCTTGTTCGCGGGGAACGTAGGCCAGGCAACAGCAGCAAGTGTCGCGCCTTCCGTACCCATCACCGAAGTCAGCGTGCCAGCCGAATCGATGAAGTGCACGAACACGTTGAACTTGGCATTTGTCACCGAGCCCGACAATGCAGCCATGTCCGTATCTGCCGCTTTCGTAACGAGAACGCCATTGGCGACCGCATAGATCGCCGTATGCGCCTGCACGACTGCAGAAGCGGAACCGCCCTTGATACGCAGGCCGGCACTGGTTGTGCACTGAGAACGAAGACGATCCAGCAGGTTCGTCACATCCGTCAGCACGGACTGCCAGAGATTGTTCAGCTCCAGCCCATCGACCTTGTTCAGCAGCGCATTCATGCGCTGTGCAATAGAAGCCATGATTTCTCTCCTATTACAGCGATGTCACCGCGGCTTCGAAGCGAACCATGAAGGCTTCGTTCAAACGCACTGCGTTGAACCAGGTGGATGCGCCGACGAAGCCGAACATGCCCAGCGGGTTGGCGTGATTCTTGTCGCCGCTGCGCAGGATGGTCGGATTGATGGCATTCATGCCCTTCAGTGCGACTTGGCCCCATGCCGATTCTGCGATCACCAGGAACGGGTACACGTCCACGTTCGAGCCGCCGACAGACACCATGCCGTTCAGGGTGCTGGAACCAGCAGCCAGGAACGGATTGAGCAGCGGCGAAGTGATGAAGCGGAACTGTTCGCAGGCGCCGATCTCGCGGTCGTGGATCGGCTTGAAGCTGCCGTATTCCTCGACGCGGGTGAAGCCAGGCAGGTTGCGAACGTCAGCTTCCGCATCGGTGTGGACGAACACGATGAAGGCCGGCTGCACAGCGCGGGTGCCGAAGTTCACGGACGGCGACAGGCGCTGCGACACGCGGCGAGCGCGGTTCGACTCGAGGACACGCGCGCACTGGCGCAGGCGGTTCAGGCTGACGGTGGTGTTCACCGAGCTGCGCGAAGAGCCGTTGGCATACACGACTTGCGTGCCGGCCTTCAGCACGCCGTAGCGGACCAGTTCGAGGATTTCACCCATCGTTTCGCCGACGAGTTTGACCATCTCGCCCGGCACATCGTCTTCATACAGGTTCTCCGTCTTGGAGCTGTACTTGAACAGGATGCCGAAGTTCTGCAGCGTCACGCTCACGTCCTGGAAGCTGATCGTGTTGGCATTCGGCGTCACGCCTTCCGACAACAGGAAGTTGTTCGCGGTGATGACCGGCGTGCCGATGTACTGCTGCGAGCCGATGCCGCTGCCGCTGGTGGATGCGCCGAAGGGCAGCACGCGACGGAAGACCAGCGTGTCGGTGTTGTTCTTCGGCATTTCGCGCTGCTCGCCGAAGTCACCGAGAACGATGATCGGTTGAGCGTGCTCGAGCATGCCTTGTGCGGCACGGATAAGGTTCCGCGACGCGACTGTTGAATAGCCTTGTTGAGCCATGATTAAGTTCTCCTAAAAAGAAAATTGAGTGTTAGCCCCTGGCGCGTGCCTTCTCGCGTTGGCGAGCCTCGTAGTCCCACAACTCAGCCGGCGTCATGTCTTCAATCGGCTTCTGAGTCTTGTTCGTGCGGAGCTTGCTTTGCGGCGTGGTAGCGGCGTCCAGCTTTGCATTACGTTGATCAATGATTTGCTGCGTCTGGTTCGAAGTCCTGGATTTCTGAAATTCCCTGAGCATCTTTGCCGCATCGGTAATGCGGTTCGATTCCCCGAGCTTCTTCACATCGTCCGGTTGAGCGTCAAGCCACTTTCCAAACTGTTCCGTATTGACCAGCTCGCGCCAGTCGCCATCGACAATCCCATCAAGATGCGAATCGATGACTTCGGTACGGACAGAGGCAGTCTGCTTTGCTACGCGCTCTTCAACGATCTTGTCGATCGCTCCCTGGTCGATTGCAGCTGTTTGCGGCTGCAGGCCGGCCAGGCGTGCATCGAGCAGCTTTTCCGTCGCGGTTGCCCACTCAGGAAAGTCCTCGCGCAGCCGTTCCCATTCTTCAGGGCTTTTCGCGGCCTCTGCGACTTGCGTCTGCGTCGGCGCTTCCTTCACTTCAGCTGTAGCCTGCTTCGATGCGTTAAGCACCTCCTGCATCTGCTTCTGCGTGCTGGTCAAGCCGCCGATGTGACCGTGAATATTGCGCAGCTGAGAATCGAACTTGCTCGACAGGTTGGTGATCTGTTCCGCGAGTTCCTTGATCGGATCTGCCTTCGACTGCTCTGCGGCGGCAGCTTGGGCTGCGGCTGCTGCAGTGGCGGCGGATTGATCTGCTGCGCCGGTCGCGCCGGCTTCGGGATTGGCGTTTTCTTCCGGTTCGTTCGTGGCCGCGATAGCGCCGGCTGCAGCAGCATCGTCATCAGTCTTCGTCGGCGGCTGCACGGCAGCGGTCGGCTCATTGATTTCGGTGTTGCGTTCAGCGGCGATCTCGTTCCACAACTTCTGTGCCTCGTCGGGGTTGCCCGAGGTCATGGTTTGAAGATCCAAGGCTTTTTCTCCTTTGGTACTACAAGCCGCTTGCGCGGCAAAAGCTGTCAAGCGGGGCTATGCCGGCTCAACATTCCTTGTCAGGGCTTCCCTCTTCTCAGGAAGCGCCAACAATTCTTTAATCGCGCTGATGCGTCCGCGCGTGAAATTGGTTGCGTTGATGTCCAGCGTCTTGTCCTCTAGGCGGTCGCGCTCGAACTGCAGCATCTGCTGCAGCTCGCGCTGCACCTCGTTCCATGTCTCATCAGTGAACATGGTTAGCGCTGGAAGTTATTGGCCGGGCCTGACGGCGCGGCTTGTTGTGCGTTATGCGTGGCGATGTCCATCGCGACGCGGCTGTGATGTTCGTTCTGCGCCAGCGTCGCTTCGACCGCGGCGACCTGGCGCTTCGTTTCTTCCTGCATGGCAGTCTTGGCGAGATCCGCCTTGGCCTGCTCGATCGTGATCTTGTGCTGCTGCACGTACTGCAGGATCGCCAGGTCGCGCTGCAGCTGCAGTTCTTGCAGGCGCATCATGTGGTTGTCGTGCGCCATCTGCGCTTCGGTCTGCGCATAGGCGATCTCGCCTTCCTGACGAGCCTTGGCAGTCATCAGCTGCGCCTGGCCGCGGATCTGAGCAACCTGCAGCTGCGCCTGCGCGCGGATCTGTTCCGGCGTCGCCTGCGGCGGCTGGTTTTTCGCGGCCTCGATCTCGGCTTCCGACTTCATGATGTCGGTCGGATCGATGTGCTGTGCCTTCAGGACTTCCTTGAACCAGGCTTCCCAGTTGATCATGGGGGCGATCTCGCCGTTGCCCGAGAAGGCGCCCAGCTGGATCAGTGCCTGCGACTGCATGTCGCGCACCAGCAGCGCCGACGAGCCGCGCGCATCGATCTGGAAGTCGCCCTTGATGTCCTCATCTTCGGCGTAGCACATGTTCCAGTCGTAGTACCGGCGAATGTGCGGCCTGGTGATCATGTCATCGAACTGCTTCACCATGCGCGAGAGCACCACGTTCGAAGAGTTCATCAGCAGCTGCATGCCGCCGACAGTCTCGGGCGCCGTTCCCTTCTCGCCTTGCGCGAGCGTCGGCACTGCCGATTCGTCATCCACGAATTTCATCGCCATCTCGATGATCATCTGGATTTCTTTGATGTGGTTCGGCACTTCGAAGCTGCCGAAGACCTCTTCGACCTTCGCCTGGCTGTCGTTCATGTACCAGATCTTGCGACCGGTCAGCTCCCAGCGCTTATCAGCCGGATGCACCTTCGTCGGGTTCATGACGATCTGCGGACCAACCGACAGACCGCTGTTGTCCATCAGCTGGCGCCATGCGGCATTGAGCACGCGCTGCGCCGACTGCATCAGGCGCGGCAGGCCATAACCCCAGCAGGAGCCGTCAACGCGCTCCCACACCATGAAGTCGTAGGGCAGATCGCCAGTCTCGAGCGGGTTCAGGAAGCCCTTGATCACATGGTTGTTGACCAGGATGACGCAGCCGCTGATCGCATCGACGGCGCCATCAGGCACATCGACGCCGGCAGCGCGCAGATCTTCCGGCAGAAACTCGCCCCAGTATTCCCACACTTCGAACAGGTCGGAGACGGCATACGGATCGCCATTCTCGCGATTGTTCTGGATGTCGCGCTGGGTCTGCGATACCGCAGTTTGCGGACCTTCCTCGAGCACCTTGCTGATGTTCTCGGCCAGGTAGCCGGGCTGCTTCGCCAGCTCGCGCAGCTGCTTGCTCGTGACGTTCTTCTTCTCGAACAAGCCGCGACCGTTGTGGACGTTCTCGCCGCAGGACGGATCAGGAAACACATCCCACGGATCGACGCGCTCGCTGGCCGGCTGCTTCTCTTCAACGACCTCCAGCACATGCACGGTGCGATTGCCATCGCTGACCGGGCGCCATGCCTTGCGCACGCGATTGACGACGATCGGGCCTTTCAGGATGCCAGTGCCGATCACGGAACAGTCGTGGATCATCAGGCGCAGCTGACCGTTGTAATCGCAGCCGATCAGCTGGTCATCGATCTTTTCCTGCATGGCGCTCGCGCGCTTGCCGGCTTCCTCGAGCTGGGCCAGCGCCGTCGCGCTCTGCTCGCCAGTGCCTTGCAGCGCTTCGGCGATCGGGTTCATGGCCGGCATCGTCGGCGCCGGCTGCTGCATCGTGCCGGGTGCGCCAGGCGCCGCAGCAGGCGCGTTGCTGCTCTGCGCAGCGGCGATCGCTGCCTTGGCCTGCGCACGCGCTTCCTGCGTGGCCTGCGAGGTCAGCTTCGGGTCAGGCGTCGGCTTGATGCCCCAGTTCCGGTCATCGGTCGGGATCAGCATGTTCGTCAGGCGCGCTTCCGCTGCATTCGTCTTCGGGCGCGTGATGTTCACGAACACGGTGGAGCGCTGCGGCTTGGTCGCCTGGCCGGATGTCGGATAGCCGCCAGCGGCGACGGTTTCCATCATGCTAGCGGTCTGCTTGTTGGCCTCGTCGCGACCGTTGTACTGGTCGATGTCCTCGAGCCAGCGCTTTTCAACGCCAGAGGCGCGGCGCGCATTCACCCATTCGTCGCGGCGCTTTGCCAGCGACAGGCCAAGCATTTCCAGGCGCTCGGGTTCGATCTCAGCCATCTCGCTGGCAGTCAGCGGATCGGTCGGAACCGGTTCGCCGGCACTCTCCGCACCTGCCAATGAATAAACTTCGTAATCGCCCATGTTCAGCCCATAAAAAAAGGCGCCGAAGCGCCTTTGTTCAAATTATTGCGGCTCTCTCGCCGCTTTCTCAAAATTGCAGTCTTTGCATAGAAGCTGCAAGTTCGTCATCTCAAGTGCCAGTTCTGGATACTTGGATTTCGGCTTGATGTGATCGACATGCAGCCGGCTCTTCGCCCCGCACTGCACGCACACATGCGGCACGGTCTTCATGAACTCGGCCTTCAATGCCTTCCATTCAGCCGATTTCTCAAATGCCACACGCGCCTTGCGTTTTTCACGCTGCAGGCTGCGAAGTTCTGCCAATGGCATGTGCTTCTTTCCAACGTGCTTTGTGAAGCCGGTCTGTTGAACAGTCGTCACGCCATAGGCTTCGGCAATTTGCCGTTGCAGTTCTTCATCGAACTGGGAAAGCTGCGTCTTGAACATCAGTAACCTGCGATCGCATCCAGCGGGTTCATCGCCACGGCGACCGGCGCCACAACGCGCTGGTGCATCACGACCGGCATCGCGAACGTCAGCGCCAGGCTGTCAGCCCGGTCAGGCGACTTGATGCCGCGGCGCTTGGCGTCGGCCTTCGACTCGATCAGGCGCAGGTTCTGCTGGAACTTGTACTTCAGCGCGGTCAAATCCGTCTTCAGGTCGCCATCGTTGGGCAGGCTGACCGGTGCATTCATCAGCCAGCCCTTCATGTTTGCCCACATCTGCGCGCGCAGGTTGTAGTTCTCTCCATCATCGACGCGCAGCGCGCTGTTCACGTCCACCACAATCGACGGCACGATCACGACGCCCAGGTTGTCCACGATCGAGGGATAGAACTCGCGCAGCTTGTCGGCCACGCCAGCGCCGATGCCGATGGTATCGACGGCGATCTGGTGAACCTCGTAGCCGCCTGCCTTGAAGGCATCGACCTCGTTCTTGACCTTCTGCGCGACTGCCATCGTGTCAAGGCCGGAATAGACGCGCTGCCACATCACCACGCGACCGCGGCGCGCTGTGATCACGCTCTTGTCGTCGCCGAAGCGCGCCACGTCCACGCCCAGCTGCAGCGGCCCGATGCCCTCGAGATCCGCAGGCCCGACAGCCTGCGCGGCATCGACCGCGGCGCCGGGAATGAAGGCGTCACCGATCGAGGCGCTGTAATCGATATCGATCTCCTGCGCCACGATGACCGGATCGAGCGTTTCCTTCTGGTGCTGATACCAGGCGTCATCCTTGCGCGGATCGTCGCGCCAGTGGAACGTGAAGACAGCTATGCGACCGTTCTGGCGCTTCTGTGCGAACGGGTTGCCCGGGCCGTTCGGTGTGCTGATGTCGATCTTGCAGTTCGAGGTCTGCGACAGCGCCGCATCGATCGCTGCAGGGCGCTCGTAAAACGCTGATTCGTCCTTGAAGTAGATCGATGTCCGGTTGCCGCGGCCAATGTTGTCGCCTGCCTCACCGATGATCGACGCCCCGTTCTCGGGGTTGATGATCTTCATGTAAGGCGCATGCTTCTTCAAGTCCCAGCCGGCAGGCCGGAACTCGGCAGGCAGCAGGTTGATGAAGTGCCGGATCTTCCAGAACAGCGACTTCGGATCGGCCAGGTTGTCAACGTACTCTTCCTTGCGCGAGCCGAAACCGACTACCGTGCCGGGATGGAAGAGCCACATCCACACCGAGAAGCCCACGCAGAGCCACGACAGGCCCACATCGCGCGACTTCTCAGCCAGGCCATCCTTGCGGTTCAACCAGCGATCGCGCAGCCATTCGATGAACTCGCGCTGCCGCGGGAACAGCAGGAACGGGATCGTTGACGGCAGGCCGATTTCCGGGTTCCGCGGATCGAACGTCATGCCCCAGTCGGTCAGGAACTCGACCGGATGCGTCTTGTAGAACTCCTTCAGTCCGGCGATCAGGGCATCCTTGTCCTTGCTCGACCGGATGTTCTTCAGGCGCTTGGCGCGCTCCTGGTAGACCGGCGTGTAATCCGGCTTCTTCCAGTCCCAATCGACTAGGTAATCAGCCGGCAGGCTTGTCGCCACCATCTTCAGGATCTCCGTTCAGCATGCGCAGGTAGGCTTCATCCGCGGTCAGCGCGACCTTACCCGATACGTTGAGCGGAATTGCGCCGCCATTCGGCCCCGACATCTCGATCTTGTCGCCGTACTTCTTCGGCTTCAGCTTCGATGCCACCCATTTACGCGCCTCGACGCGCAGCTTCGCGTGCTGCACCGATGCGTTGTCAACGACCATCATCGGCTTGCCATCGACCATGATCGCGGCGCCTTCAACGATCAGCGGCTGGCCGACTTCATCGGAGATGTTCACGATCTCGTCGGCCAGCGATTCAGCCTGTTCCTGCCGTGCGCGCGTGTACTGGTCTTCAAAATCCTTGTGCTTGCCGAGCCACCGGAACACTGTCGCCTTTGCCGGCATCGCTTCATCGCGACAGATCGACCTTAGCGATTCGCCATCACTGATGCGCTCGCAGATCCGGTCGGCGACTTCTTGGTTGAAGTCAGTCGGCCTTCCCATTTTCGGCGCTTCCTGCTTAGCCTCTTCAGGCTGGGCAACAACAGCCGGCAGCAGTTCGGGCTGCTCAGCCTTCTTCTTGCGCGATGGTGCGCGCTTGGCAGCAGGCTTCTTGCCCGGTTGTTTGTTTGTCTCTTTCGCCGCCTTCTTCGAGGCTGGCTTTTTTGTGGTTGCCATGTTCTTACGCCCCTGAGTCAATCATTCCCAGCCTGTAGCGGATACGCCAAAGGACAAGCCATGCACGGAACTTCAAAGTGCGCCAGTAGTAGCGAAGCAGAGGGCGCACACGAAAACGGCGCCATGCGGCGCCGATTGCGAGGAAGTTCCAGTACAGGCGGTTCATACGCGGTCGGGCCAGAAGCACACCAGCGGACCTTTTTCCCAGCCCTGCGCGATCTTCTCGGCGCGGAAGGCTTCAGCCTCGGCGCGCGTGTTGAAAATCTGCACAGAGCCGTGCAGCTTGGGCGACTCCATGTCGGGGAACATCGTCAGGTTCACCAGCACCACGGCATCAGCCGGATCTTGATCCGACCAGACGCGCGTGATGATGGCGGGATGCTCGATGCTGCCGTTGCTGGAGTAGCCCAGCGCTGTGACCATGCGGCCCGGTGTCGGCTTCATCAGGCAAGCCCCCGCTTCGCGTCCGACTTCTTGGCGAGCTGGTTCCAGACCGCTTGCGGATCGCTCACAGGCGCGTTGCCGTCTCCTTGGTCGCCCTGGGCGGCTTCGCCACTGTCCTCACCGGCCTCTTCCTGCAGCATCTGGCCGGCGATCTTCAGCGCTTCCTCGATGGAGTTGGCAGTTTGAGCACCAGCTGCGCCGCCGTTGTCCATGCCTGCGCCCATGCCACCGCCTGCATCGCCCCCAGCACCCATAGCACCGGCATCAGCGCCGCCAGCGGCAGCGGTGTCGTCTTCGTCGCCATCGCTATCCTCCTGGTAGACCTGATACGTGCCATCGGCCATCGCAGCGATGCAGACCACGAAGGTTTCCTGCTGCTCGTCGTCGGGGGCGCCCGTTGCCGTGGATGTGCCGGCGCTGGCCGGCATCTCCTGATAAGTGGGACCGGCCACGATTATTCGCCTGCTGCCTGGTTGAGCGCGAACACGGCGCCCGGTGCAGCCGGATCGGCAGCGATGGCAGCAGCTTCAGCCGGAACTTCGATAGCCGGCGCCGCGGCTTCGAGTTGCGTCTGTTCAACCGCATCGCCTTCGACCTGCGGCTGCTCGGTCGCGACCGGCACCAGTTCAGCGCCAGCGGGTTCGGTCACGCCAAGCGCTTCTTCGACAGCTTCGATCATGCCTTCAGCCTTGTGCTCGACCCAGTTCGCTGCGTCTTCGATCGTCTGCAGGAAATTGGTGGTGTCTTCCATTT